TTTTAGTTCTGTTGCTTCTTTAACTGGCTCTTCTTCCATTTCGAGATCTTCAACGTCGTTAGCTTCTTCATCTCCGAATTCTGCTTCTTCTTCTGACTCTTCTTCTTTACTGCCAGTCTCTTCAGAAATTTTATCAAGGATATTTTGAAGATGGTCCATTACTGATTTAAGATCAGAAACGAGATCTGTTACTTCGTCTTTTTCACCTTCGAGCTCATCCATCATTTCGTCGTCTGAAGTAGGCACTTCAACTTCCATTTCCATACCCATTTCTTCTTCACCAGGGAACTGCTCATTAATTGTTGCTTTGAAGAGCTTTTCAAATGAGCCTTCAAATGATTTTGTTGGTTTTTCCATAGAATCTTTTAAAACTTTAGGGTCGTGCACTTCAGTGCCGTGCATCTCTTTTGGTGCATGTAAATCTTTTTTGCAAGCTTCTGGCCCTTGACCTGAAACCGGACGAGCCTTTTTAGCATTCATCATATCGTCGAGTTCTTTGTCTCCTTTAACTTTGTTAGAGGGGACTGCTTCAGAGGTTAATACCTTTGATTCATAAATTTCGGAAAGAGGGTTTTGCTTCATATGGTTTATATTTATATTTATTCTAAAAGGGGGGATTTTCTATTGTTAATATGTAATTAAAGTACCGGTAGTTCCATAGGAGTGTCTATCCCCTGTCCAGGGTATGTAAACTTGAGTCTGTCCGGTGTATGTCATTGATACTAATTGTAAATAATGATACCCTGGAGCTATTGTATTTGTATAAGCTGGTACAACAGCTAATCCTCCTGTGCCTGCTTCAAAAATAGGTATACCTGGTGTTTGAGAAAAATACTGGGATACAGTTGGTGTTTCCTGATTTAATGAGTAGGCAAAATAAAACGGTATAGCATTTTTAACAAAATTGGTTGTATTTAAATTAACTACTTGTGGGGTTCGGGAAATAAAACTAATTTTATTATTAACTCCTCCAAATTTTTCAAACGGTCCGTTTGTAGCTGCAGTTGCGCCGGCAGCTGTTGATGTCCAACCGTTAATACTAGTACCCCACCCATTAACTGTTCCAGTTTCTAAAATTGAAAATGATGCAGGATGCTGGTTATAAAGATTCCAAACAAATAATTTTGGATGACTTCCTCCGACGGCAGCTACTCTTCCGAAACTTACTTCAGTTTGTCCGGGATTATTAGTAGTTCTTAAACAACCAATAAGTCTTTTATTTGGTTCCCCCGATTTAACTAATATACCATTTTGAGAACCGGTAGTTGGAGGCGTTGCACCTGCAACTTGACTTGCCCAAGCTACAAATTCAACTTGAAAACTACCAGAACTAAAATGTAAATAAATATCATAATTCATATTAGCTGCTAAAGAAGATAAACTTACTGTTATAATAGAAGAAAATTGTTTAAGTTCCCATCTGTTTATTGTTGTATTCCATAACGAAACTACAGCACCGTTGTATGGATGAATATATAAATTAGTGGCGCTTTTAATATCCGTTGTAGTAATTGCTGTTGTGTTACTTAATGACATACGAATATTCATAATATTATGAATACCTCCTAATAGCTCGGTAACATTGCCTGATATATTCTGAACAGCTGTATCAAGATTATCTAAACTGTTATTAATAGGTTCATAACAGTCCCCAATACAGTCTGTTTCATTAAATGCTGTTGTATGTACTCGTGCCATAATTTATTTGTAATATACTGCTAATGATATATATTCTGGGTTTACAAATGTTCCAGATAGATCATGTATATTTATAGTAGCAGACGCAGGAGTAAAGGCTGTTGTAGGCTGTAACCAGGTATAAAAAGGGCTTGCTGCTGTAGAGCTTGAACTGCCTACTAGTGCATAACAGAGACTCGGGAAAGCGGTTCCAAAAGTTACAGCATATTGTCCTATACCTAAACTCGAAACAGACATATTATAAGAAGCAGATACTGTCGGGGTTACACCATTAAAGACAATCCATGCTTTTGGTATACCAGCTGCTTTTGCTGACAATTCTAAATAGCTCGAACTAAGAGCTAATAAATCTTGAGTTAGCCGAGACAGCTCTGCACTATCTTCACAGGCTTGTTGCTGCAATTTTAAGAAATTTGTATTGATAGTAGCCAAAGATGTTCCGACACATTCATCTAAATCAATGGTGGTTATAGCATTTGGCAGATCACAGATACTCATAACTTATATTACTATAACAGAAACATATTCGGGGTCTGCTACTTCTGAAGCTGTAATAGATCTTATATAAAGTCGGACGGAACTTGGGTCTCTTAGACTAGGTTGAGCCCAAACAAAATTGCCACTACTGGCTGCCTTTTCACTGCACGTTGCTATAACCCCGTAATTAGTGTTTGCAAGCGATGTTGTGAAGGTTACTTCAAATAACCCGGGATCAGTGGAATACTTTAAAACTGAAGAAACATTATAACTGTTACGAATTAACCTATTACCGAGAGGGTTTACAGTACCTGTATTTGCTTCTCTAGTAGCATCAAAAACTACCCAAGCCTTAGCAGCACCAGGTGTTACTAGACCGGATAGAGCATTAAGCTGGTTTGTAAGATTTGTAATATTACCTTCTATTTCTGTAATTGTATTAATATTATCACAGATACCTCCTTCTAATTTTGTAAAGTTGTCTCTTATTGTAAAGAGAGAATTACCGATACATTCGTTTGATTGGATTATTGAAACACCTAGACAAGACATTGTAATATATATTTAATTAGAGAGTTGTTGATTCACAACTCGGATCGAAGTAATCAATAAGAGTTTCAAAGTTTTCCCAAAGGTATCTTACAACCCGGTTAATAACTGTTGAGGTTACAATTTCGTTTTGACCAATAATCATCTTCTCTTTTCCGTGTAAAGGTGGTTTATATGACTTGCAAGGATAAGCTTCGTCAAATAGTAAAGTGTTTCGAAAGGTTTCTATATTATCCCACATTCTTTGAAATGCTTTTGTATAAACCCAGTTCTGTACATATTCATCTTTGTTGATAAGGATATCCTGTAATGACCAGTAATTAGAAGGTAGAGAGCCTTTAAGAAGCTTTTGTGTCATTAAGTCAGGGTATTTTAAAATTTTATCTCCAGCTGTTATTAATAAATTTCTATACTCATCCTGATACAAGCTTGTAATAGTTGGTAAGTTTTCTTTTTCTTGAATTATATAACCGGCAAACACCCCGTTTCTAAAGAATTTAAGAACTTGAGTTTCAAGCGCTAGGTAAATTATTTCTCTATTATATGAAGTATTAATTTTAACTGGTGCATTTGAAGTTGTAAACTCAGTGTATGAATAACTTTGCTTATAAACGCCTTCGTAACTATAGACTCGAATCTCTTTATTTGTTAGTACATGAACCATCTTTTGACTATCTACAGCGACCGAGAGAGGGGTAGTTATTTTAAGTTCATCATCGGTTATAGTGTTAAGCCATGTTCCAGTGTTTGAATAATGCTTAATGCAGCCGTTCCCGGTATCGGTTACCCATACATCATCAAACTGATCTATATGTATGTCATTAGGGTTTGAAAACTTATTAGTTGAAGCTGTAGTTCCAAATCCTCCCCAGCTTGTAAATAATACCCAGTCATCTCCAGAAGTATCTGGCTCGTAAGTGTAAACTGCTACTTGAGATAAAATATTATCAATTACATAGATTTTATCAGAAGAATCCATGCATATGTTTTTAATATTAGAAAACGCTAACACCCCATCAAAAGAGTCTCTATTACTATAATAAGTAGCGGTATAGTCTGAGTCAAGAAGTTTAATAATTGTCTTTAGAGATGTATAAAGTTTATTTTGCTTTGAAACTACCCCAGTAAATGTGCATCGTTGTTGTATAGCCGGGGAGGGTATCGGGTCATAAAAGGTGTCTAAATTTGGTAAATTGACGTTCCAGACCCCTTCATCACAAACAACAACTCGAGATTCCTCACAAGGTTCGTAATACCAGCGTTTTTGATACAGTCCTCCTGATACTGAAGATTGCCAAGTTGTCTCGAACGTACTTGTTGAATTAGCTCTTTTTCTAGCCTTCCAGTTCCAATCAACACAATATTTTTGTCTACAATTAGGGTTAAAGAATGCATTACGGCAATCTAAGTCAATCCAAGTACCACAATCAACCCACTCACCTATTGAACCTGGATCAGTAGCTGATGTTGGGGGAATATAAACGTCTCTCCAAGTTACTGAGTAAGGAAGAGTTGTATTAAAGCAATCTAAATCAGCCCAAGTCCAAACCGGGCAACCAGTTACCCCGGTAACCAAAATATTAGGCTGAGCACCGAGGTAGCCAAAATAATCTGAAAAAGTGCCTGTGTATGCCCGTCCTCGGGATTCAAGATATTCAAGATTTTCAGAGAATTTTTCAAAACAGTTATTAATGTTGTCCTCAACTGCCCAATCATTAATACCTACTTTTGGTTGATCAGGCCAAGGCAATACAATTGGAGTTAAAACAGAGCGATATTCTCTTGAAGAAACCGTATCATATTCTTTAACTATCTCTATAATGTCCGGCAGAGTTACTGTGTAAGGAATATCTGTATAATTTAAATAAGAAGTTACCCTTAATGTTTTAAAACCTAAAATATCATAACTAACACTAATGGAATTTGTAATATTACTACCAGTTAAAAATATTTCTTTACTATCATCTAAATCAATTCTTAAAGCAGTAATATAAGCTGTATTAGTAATAAGATTTTCAAAATTAATATTAACACCTGTAAGATTGTACCTATTTGGTGTATAAAGTTTTACAAGAGGTGGTGCAATTACTTTAAAGGTGTATGATTCGTCGATAAAAGCCGGCACACAGCTTATGGGATCGGACTGTAAATCACAACACGTACCTGTTACTTGAGCTCTAACAGTTACAAGAGTATCTTGATAAATATTAATCTTATTATATTCAGTTCCGTAGTCTTCAAATTTTAAACTATAGATAAAATCTGTTGTTGCTGAAATATAATTTACTTCTGTATGTATTTGAGACCAGTTAGTGGCTGAAAGAGTCCAGGTTATTTTATCTGCTGCACACGAAGCGGTTACAGGGCTAAAAAATTCAGCAGATAGAGCGCCTTCGTTTCTCCATTTTTTAGGAAAACCTCCCGGTGTTGAATTTATATAGCTTGACCCTGATCCTGGATTTCCGGATAGCCCTAAACAACCAACCGTAGCCCATGAAGAAGGGTAAGGAGTTCTAGTTGAACTAAGAGGTATAGCTGATAGTCCGGGAGCTATAGCTGACAACTCAAAAGTAGACCACTTCCACAAAATACCATATTTATCAAAACATCTCTCAATAGGTAAAGAACCGGAAAGTCCGGCTTGAATAGAAGCAACAAATAAGGCCTCTCTACCGTCTACTGGCAAAAATACTGTAGGTGTAGCCCCCGGATTAAAATTGTTAGGAATAGCAGATAAGGACATTTGTAGTAATATTTAGAGGTTTATTCCATCCATTCTACTCTAAGTAACTCAGCGTATGCAGGTTTAAGCTGTAACACCGCTACCTTAATATCTTCTTCAATACGTTTCCGAAGAGCAACATCAGTAATATTGGTTCCAGATAGTTTTATTTTGAAGAATACACTCTTTGAACCAGGCATTTTATGTTTAAAAAATCTTTCAATAACTTCAACATACTGTAGAGCAGCTGTAGGTATATTCCAAGTTATATCAGTAGCAAGTATTTTTTCTCTAACAAAAAATAGCATAAATTTAGCTTCTATTGCATAATCATAAATTCGGACAGTGTCTATATACCCGTTCCAAATAACTGATGTTGAATTGATTTCTTTATTTAAATTATCAGCCTTGCCACAAGGTGATCCGATAAACAGGTCATTTTTAAACTCGTAGTTTAAATCTAGGTTACCTGAAAGCTTTATAGAATCTCGCAAGTAGTTATCAACAAATAATTTTAATGTATGGTTTTTAAATGTACCGGTTACAAGATGCCATGCCTTATCAGCTAAGTACTGAGCGGGTACTGAAAGGGTGTAGGTAGAGTTTGGTAGACTACGGTTAGGGGATTTAACCGCTACCTTTAGCTGAAGCTGTGGGTTGTTATTATATAAAATTTTATTAAAAATTCTTTTTTGTTCATAACCGGTAAAGTCTCCTTTGCCTGTAAAGGAGAGGGCATCTACATTTTGGTTTTGAGTAGCAGGGTCGAGAGTGTTAAGATTTTGAGGTAAAAATATATCATTAAAGACTTTCCCGTCAAGGGTTACAAAATATAAAGTTTTTTCAAAGTCATGATATAAAACAGAATACCAAGTAAAGGAGTTCGAACTTCTACTATATGCTTTAATAAAGCTTATATTTTTTTCATCTGGCTGATCAGTTAAAACTCCTACCTCATACGTATCTTTTAGATTTTTATCAATAGTATTAATTTTATAAATCTTATTATAGTTTGCTAAAAACCATATATCATTATTCGGGTCTACAGCAATATTAGATCCGGTGCCGTTAGTGGGCACTGATGTTAATAGAACATTATTGCAATAAAGGTTTCCGTCATCTTTAATGACCCATTTTTGATTATAGTTATCAAACTTAACATCTAAACATGAAAGCTCTCTTATCAATACTCCAGACTGATCATAAGCAACCTGTTCCTTATAACCATATGAGGTGTTATTAAATGAAGTTAGGAGCAAATCTTTATTAAAAGTGTATGTACTGAGGGTAGTTATAACTGTTAAATTGTCGTATCCATCTAGAATAGATAGTTTAGGTATACCGTTAACGTTTAAGCCATTGCCTGATAAATCTTTCGAAAAAGTTAAAACATCCCCAATATGATTATATTTTATAACCCGGCCACTTAGAGCATCAACACTTATAACTTCAGCATTTGAATTTATATTATTACTTACGGGGCTCGAAGGTACACCTAAAATGCTTTGAGTATTTTTATCTGTGTATACTACTGATTCTTGATTGCAATAAAATAAATGACCGTAAGTATTTTCCGGGATAACAAAATAAGGATTATAATATAAGTTGTTATAGAATATACCGTACCCACCTTTGCGTAAATTACCTACAAGCTGGGTTGATGTTGCCTGGGTCCAATCAGGGCTATATACCCAAAATGATAATGTAAATTCATCTTCTAAATTATAAGATTGATTAAAGATTACTTTTGCGTCTATAAAATCTGTATTATCAAAAGATAAAGAACTTCTATCTAAAAAGCCTGGATCAAATAAACTAACTACCCAATCATTTTTAAAGTTAGATACAATTACTTTATTATCGTATATAGATTTGTCTACAGGTTCCGGATCATCCGGACAAGCACAAGACCAGTCTTCAATATCTAATTTTAACCTTGTTTTATCTTCACCTGCAAAAGTTTTAACAATATCCAAAGCAGTACTTTCGCCTTGATGGAAATATTGATATAAAACTCCGGGTTCAAAGGTTAATGTTGAATCAATATCGTAATAAAGCTCTTCATTTTTTATATAATCAGTAAAATTAGCTTCTCCGGCTAAAGCTTCCCAATAAGCAAGTCTACCAGGGTTATAATACCTATCTTTCCAGACGGGAGGTTCAGAAGATAGAGCGTATAGCCAAGAACATAACCAGGTACCGTCAGATCTCTCTGAAGCCGTGCCCCATGGAGTTGTATTACCGTAATTACCTAGCTTTTTAAATACTCTGTCTGCTAGAGCGGGTATAGGTCCAGGTACTGCCCCGTCAGCTATTAAAGTAGATTCTGCAATAGGTTGAGAGCTAGCAAAGAAGGGCATATGAAAGAAAGTTGTTTGATCTCGATTAAAATTAATTTCTGTAGTTTCAGCCTCATACCCTAAATGGATCTTATCGTAACCACCCTCCTGATTGGTACCGGTGAAAATTTTATAATACTCTCTTTGTTTAATGTCTGACATATTAGTTTGTTGTTATAACGTTTTTATCGTATGAATTATCAACCGGGGCTGGTCCTCCAGCAGGGGTAAGACCGGTTTTTAAATTAGCTACATTAACATTTACTTCAGTTTCTTCAAAAGCTCTTTCAATAGGAAAATCTATTAAAAAGTTTGTAGAAGTGTCTAGTATATCTTTATTTACACTAACGGTTTTGTTTTCAGCTTCAGATTCAATATCAAAATAATAAGTAACCCAATTATTTGATGGTATAAAACCTTTTTGTAAGGTTGTTGTAGTTACAGGTAAACATTTAAATACATAATCATTTATAGGGGTGTCATTTAACACAACCCCGGTAGCTCTCATTATATTGTCATTTGTAAAACATAAATATCTGTACCCTGCGTTTGTTTTTGTTTTAAAGGTTATAAGCCCGCCTTGATATACTACCTGAAATCTTTGTCTGTATATTTCTTCAATATCTAGTGAGCGCTCAGCTGTGTATACTGCGTATGGGTAAGACCCTCTTACTTGAAGATATCTATTATTAACAAATATTTCTACCTCATTTTCAGATTTAATAGGTGCTATATAAAACACTGAAGGGCTCTCAGATGATAGTTCTTGAATTATTGAGTTTGTAGTAGGTTCAAACTTGGCATAATATATAGAGGAACCTCTTGGTTGTAATAAGATGGAAGCAGGTAGCTCACCAATAGTTATTGTTTTTGCTGGGGTAAAGACAGTACTCAGACTAATAGAAGAGGTTAATACTAGACAAGTATTTTTGTTAATAGCTATATCTTGATAGTTATTAAAGCTATCAGTTTCATAAAAGGTGTACCCCTCTCTATATGCTTTATAAGATACCTTTAGTTCTTCATCTCTATAGTACTGATACTTCAGTGCTACAGGAGATAGACTAGAAAGGGACTTGTAGACAATTTCAGCCATTATTGATTATTTAATGGTTGTTTTATGTTTAACTAGTGGTTAATAACCGAGAGCTAGCCAGAAAAGATCCACACTACTATGCGGGTCTATATTAGCGTTTTGAACCTGCATTTGTAATCTGTTTGTATCAAAACGAACAATTTGACCGAAAGTATCAAAGAGAGCTGAACCCCCGGCAGTAATAATACGGACCGTTACTTGTGCGTGTATACAATTATTTGGGAAAGGTACAGGGAAAATAGCAGAAGGTGAAGCCTGTGTTGTGAACGGACCGATATTGCCCCACTGCATAATAAGCCCGCCAGGCATTATTTGATAGCCGTTTGTGCTTAAACTTGTTACTAGACTTATTCTATCAGCCGTAACAGCACTTAAAGCTATTTTATCTGTAGTAACTGCTCCTGAAGACAATTCAGCTGTATTAATACACCCATCAGTGAACATTGCATTTGTTATAGAATTATCTGCAGGAACTGCTTCAACTAAAGGAAGTAAATTATTAGATACTACTACAATCTTGCTACTAAGAGGAGGGGCAGATGTAAAGGTTAAATTAGTGCCGTTAAGAAAATAATCAGCCGTCTGTCCCGGCTCTTGAAGAACACCGTCTATATCTACTCGGTAGTTATTAGCATTGCGGGAACTTGAATTTGATAAAGCAAATATAGTCTGTGAGCCTGTTCCTGTAAACACATCTTTGGAAGGGTTTTGACCAGAAATAGAAATATTAATTGTATTATCAGCTGGAATTATCTGTATGCCCTCACCAACACCAGATAAAGAACGAAATCTTAAAGTAGTGCTGCCTATAGTTGTATCTGAACCTCTATACACCCCAGCTGCTCCACCGACATTACCACCTGTAGTTACTATTTGGTTTGCTAGTATTCTATAAGTCTCTTGACCTCCTCTAGAAACAGGTAGTTCATCGATAGAAACAATAGAGCCACCTACTGGTAACTGGGATATTTTAATACTAGCCATTTATATTATTTATGGTTCAATATAAAAATTTAAGTCTGTTATAATTGGTATACCGTCTTCTCCGGGGTTGATTTGCCCATCCTTGTCGTTTGGATTGTTGTCTTCAGTTGTTATAATATCTGTAGTTGGTAAAAAGTCAGATGATAGTAACTGACAGCTAGGGGTGTAGATTGGTGGATATAGATTATTGTTAGGGTTACCGAAATATGGGTTAGTTGTAGTTGAGGTTGTTAATAAGCGATCTTTAGGTATTAAAGGTATTAATGACTCTCCAGTCGTAGGAGTAGTAGTTGTAAATGCTAAACTGTTATTAATATCAAAAGCATAAAGATTACCTCTTACTGTATTGCGAGCTTTAACTAGAACTATATTTGATAAGTTAGGTAGAGAAATAGGTCCAACAGTTGTAGAGCATGAATCCTTAGTATTTGTATTGGCGCTATAACAGGTAAGAGAGGGATAAAACACAGGGTAGCTTTTAGCATCTCTTACATAGGTATGAATAATATCATAGTTACGAACATCGTTTATATCTGAAGGGTATTTACCATTGTAATGTATATTGTTACCGGAGGGAGGTGTATACCTAGTATGAGTAAATACAGGTGTTCCGTCACCGAGATCCCAATCAATACGATCTATAGGAAAAGAGCCGGGTTGGCACCCTGTTGGGGAAAGAGTTACTGTATGGGGGGTAGTACCGACAGGTGTTGTAGTACACGATATTTCTGCAACAGGGGGTAACTCTATTACCTCTACACATAGTGGTAATATTGCATTTTGCTCCTTTACCTCAACTGTATCTAAAAATTGTGCCCTAATAGCTGTACAATTTGTTTCATTATTTTCAAACATCCAAAGTTTTTCAAAATCTGCATCGGTAATAGTTTCACTCCAGCGTATCGGGTTTGCGCTATCAGAGTAATTTGCTAGATCATACCAGGACCAAAACTTACAATACCTTTGAAAGCACTGTGTTTCACTATCCCACCATTTAGGTCTTGGGGAAGTAACAGATGATGGAGGTACACACATTGTTTGATCCCAAGTTGCTTGCTGTAACTTACCACACTCTAAATTACTCCAATACCAATTAACATCATATTTACCTAAACAAAGTCTTGCCTCTACGCTTGGGTCTAAGTTTGTTCTCCTTCTTGACTGTATATGTCTTAAAGATACGGTGTAAATACCTGGCATTATATAAGTATGTTCTACTAAGGATATACAAGACAAAGAAATATTATTATTCGTATCATTATAGTAATCTCCGAAATCCCAGTTATAACTAATTTCATCAAACCCAAAATCAGATTGAGACTCTCTATTATAAAATAACACCTTGAGGCCTGGTGCATAGCCAGAGGTGTAGCCTGTTGTTGCATAAGCATTAGCAGTATTAATACCCTCAAAGGGCAAACCGTTATCCCAAGAATAATTACTTGGTACTGTTTCAGCATTATAAATTACAAAATTTGTATTCATCGAACGGTAATATTTAAAGAGTAATAGGTAGGGCCTATAGCGTTATTTACAGTAAATGTTGCTAAATAAGTACTTGCGAGTAATGGAGGGGTACCTTCAAAGAGCCCTGTTTCTGATAAGGTTACCCAAGAAGGTAGAGACACGGGGGTGTATGTAACTGGTGCGCTGGTTGCTGTGCATTGAAAATTAAGTGTATCGAGAGTTACAATTGCTACTATTTCTTCTCCTGCGATAGTTACTAGTGGGTTGTTACCACTAATAGTAAGAACTTCAGTCTGTTCTACCCCTTCAAGGGTCACACTGAGATCGTGAAGTATGGCTGGTGGCTCAAAAATAGTACTACTTGATAGAGATGAGTATATACTTATTATATCAAGTTCAAGCTGTGGTAAATCTTTAATATTAATTTCTATTAAAATATCTTCGCTATTATTACCTTTTCCGGAAATTACAAAAAGATATTCTCTTTTAAATGTATTATGGGAAAGTAGAGGTTCGTTAATAGAAGATAAACTTACACTTGACAGACTCTGTAAGGTGTTTATATCTCCCGATGTTACAGGAAAAATCTTTTTAAGTGTTAAGCTATTGAGGTCATAACTATAAAGCTCTGGTGTTAGTGTATTATCCTTATAACCACATACTGAAATAACAACTATTTTTTCTTGAGGGAAAAACCAAGTTTCCCCAGCCTTCGCAAATGTATAACCTGAAAAGTTAGTGTTAGCAAATTCTCGAATAAAGGATGTAGAAACTGGCATTGCCAGGGAAATATATCTAGCATTATCAGAAATACTAAAGATATTATCAGTATCATAATTATAACTTAATTTTTCAAAAATAGCAGAACCGGTTGTCTGAACAAAAAGAGTATCAAAGAAGACATCTATTTTTTTAATACCGTTAATACCGGTTAATTCATTTATTAGGTTTGTATTAGTATAGGTATCAAATACTGCTGATAGAGATATATAAGCTGGTCTTACATGCTGAGCGTTGTCTCTTACCCAGACTTCTCCTAAAACCTCTTTACGGTTTACAGACGGAATATTTCTTATATCTTTATAAAGGCCGTACTGGTTGCCATAAACGTCAGTTACCCAATTATCAACCTGGAGATTATTTTGTTTTAATACTTGAGACTGTGCCCATTTTTCAACATCTACTTCCCCTGTAAATGTAGTTGGCTTGTTAGCAATATCTCCCCAAGTTGAGTCCTCTTTACCAGTCCATGGAGATTGACGGGATACAGGGGTTAAAAGTCCGATCTTTAATCTACTATTTGTTTCAATGCCGGACTGGTACGGTAAAAATTTTTGATATTTTTTAAATACACTCTTTTTAATAATCCCCGCTATTGGTCCAGCTACAATAGGTTCTTTTAACCAAATATTATTTTCTAATATTTCTGTATACGGTGTTGGTATATCTTGTTTAGCTAAACCTCTACCATCTACCCGTTTATTTTTATCTTGAAAGTATTGAAGAAGTGTTTCTGAGGTAAGGTTTAGAGATGTTGTGTAGTCTTTATCTACATAAACGGTAGCACCTAAATTATTTGGAGTTGAGTAACCGCCTGAATCTTGAACACTGTAAAGATTGTCTCCAACGTATGGGAATGCTGCTACAGTTGGAAAGTTTTGATTGGTTAAATTAGCCCAAGGTGCTGATGCTTGTATAGCTAAATTAGCCGATATATCTCTGTAAGAGGTTGTTGTTATTTGTGGTACTGCAGTAATATTCCAGGTAAAGGAGTTTAAAGCATTATAACTAACTTCTACTGGTTGATTGTCTACTAGGTTTTCTAATACTAAATTACTGGTAGCGGTTGTAGGGGTTACTACTAATTCAACATTACTATTGTTTAAAAGAGACGCTATGTTGGCAGTACTTGTGGTATTAAAGTTAAGGGTGCACCATTTACTAGATTGATCAATAGCTTGAAGCTGTATGGGTTGATTCCAATACACTCGGGTTGGATAATTTCGGGTATATTCAACACGGGTACCGGTCTCAAGCTCTATATCAGATATTTCAGGCTGAGAAACAACGTTATGATCGTCTACTAAACGTAAAGGTGTTCCCCAGGATTCAATACCTTTATATTCTGTAGCTAGATCTTTATCTAGATAAGTCTTAGCCCAAAAAGGTCTAGCTCCGGCAAAACGGGGATTAGTATATTGAGTGGCAACACCTCGGTTGTAGTCCCACCCCTTTAAAGGGGTATTAAGAACAAATCCGGGTACCGGTGTATTATAGCCAGTTAATGATTGAACTAACCCTACATTAGGTATAGCAGTTACAGGTGGTATGTTGGTGAATGTGTAGTAACCGGTATTTGCATAATAAAAGGTTCCACCTGATATTTCAATCCTAGCTGATAATGCTGTAACCGCAAAAGTGTAAAGACCAGAAAGAGTCGGGGTTATTAAAATACTAGGCTGATCTTTAAAATACTGTAAAGGTTGCCCGGGGGCAGATAAGGACCATTGTAAAATGGATACTATATTACTATTTAAATTTAAAGCAGGGTATTGTGGATAAGCTGGGTTAGCAGCATTTAAAGCAGCAGGATCAGTATATGTTTCATAAGGATAACTGAGTACAAAATTTTTATCTGGGCCAATCGAAATATAATCAAAGCTTGTCCAGATAGACCCTCTATTTTCTGAAACATCTATAGGTTGTAGCTCTGCGCTAGTTAAAGAGTATGAAGATGTTTCTTTTCGAGAGTATATTAAAATATCTCCAGGGGTTAAAACCATATTAGAAGGTTCGTTAGAGTTAACCCATGTAGTAGTGGTATCTCCAACTGACTTTGTTGCTTTTATCCAACTAAAGTTACTATTAGTTGATGGCTGAATACTATACCGAGCAATTAAATCAGGCAATATAACCTCTTCTTTATCTTTTGTACGAATACTTGTTCTAAAATATATATATTGTTTTCCGTTTTGTAATAATAGGTTATTACCAAACTTATTACTGCCTGAATACCATTTACCGTCCCCCCAACCAATTTTAGTATTAGTTTTAAACCAAGCAAAATCAGAACTTGTTAGATATGTTGTACCTGTTTGATCGGTCCAAGAGGTTAAATCTATATTAGAAGCTGTGCTGTCATCTTGTATAATAAAATCAGTAAATGACTGATTATCAGTATATGTATTACCTGGGTGACCAAGAGGGGTGAACAACACCGAGTTACAAGTACATAAGTTAAAGTCTGTATAAGAGGTATTTGGTGTAGATGCAAATTTACAATCAGGCTGGTGGTTTATTGAGCGAAATACTGTATTAGCATCTGTATTATTTGGTCCGTTCCAAATAAAGCGGTTATAAGTACCAGATTTAAAAAGACCTTGAAAACTGGGTTGTTGAGTGGCTATAATATTACTTCCTGGTATCAGTAGAGGTTTACCTGATAACCAACAGCACTCGGTGGCATCTTCAATTGTATCTTTATAATTTGTTAATTTGTAAATAACATCAGCACTTGATAAAGCATCTCCGGCAGTTGCATGAATAAAATCAATATCTGAGACTAATAGAGGGGTACAGATATTAGATATATTTTCCGGATAATAATTTGGATAGTCTTGAGTCGGGTCTATTTTTTCGTACGGCCAAACAATTGTACTATCACTATTAGCTTTTACAGATATATCAGTCTTATTAAAACGATAAAGCCACGCTTCTTTTTGTTCACCGGAAAAACTACCGTCAGTATAGTTGGGTGGTACTGACCAAATACGTATTTTATCAGCTTGACTAAAATTACTATTTGGATAAGCCTTATTATCTGTTAAAGTTGTATCATTAATTTTTGTTATTTTTGTTGCAGTAAGTTCAGTCTGATTTGACCAGTATGCTTCTTGTATTGCTTGCTGTAACCTTGTCTCTAAAAATGAGTATCTAGGGTCTGAAACTAGTTCATAACCAGTCCATTCAATATCTTCTGCAGACAGCCCATAACCCGGATATGGGAAAATAAATGCGGTTTTGCTAGATGCCTGAAGTTCAGCAAGCATATTTACATCTTGATAATTTATCTCGGGTCTTCTTAACCAGGCTCCTTGTGTGCCTCTGGTTGTTTTTACAAAAATTGTATCGGCATTTTCTAAACTTGAGCCTGCTGTACCAAAGGTTGAAAAATCTAAGCTACTTAGAGCTACAGGCTCATAGATAGGTAACGTTTTTGCATAGGTATTATAAACACCGTAAGGCCAGAAAAACGAATTACTACCTTGTTCAATATCTAAAGTATAAAAATCGGCCTGGGTGCTTGGCTGAGAGCTAAAAGAAGTATAAATGTCTCCGCCGAGATATTTTTCTGAAAGATCTAAACTTAACTCAGTTAAATCTCCGCCAGACAAATATAGATAGTCTGCAGATAGTGGGTAAATACCTAACTTATAAACCCAATCAGTAGATGTTAGATTGAGATTCTTAGTACTTAAAAAGTTAGCTAAATCGGTATTTGTAAGATCATAGTATGCTGAAACTGGGACAGTAGAAGAGTGATCTAAGTAGTTTTGCGAATCATAAAGTTCTTCAATTTGAATACCTATAGTATCCTTAATAGAGCTTAATTCAGGCACGTTTTTCCAAATCGAAGCAGGAAGAGAAATAGCGTCGCTAGGCTTTTGAGTATAATTGAGTAAAATGAACTTTTGAAGCTCTTGAGTAATACCAAAGTTGGAACCAGCCAAGTTATATTTTAATTTAGACTGTTTAACTGACTCTCTTAATTTAAAATAATAAAGAGAAATCTCTTTTAATTTTCTTGCAAAATAAGGAATAGCTAAAAGAAGCTCTTTTTCATCTTCTACATTTACATTATTATACCAGTTTTCAATCTCTTCGTTTGAAAAAAATATTTGTAATTGTTTTAAAAGAGTAAGATAGTTAAGTTTTATTTGTAATTTTTGATCCGTAACTTGTCTACTTTTATCTTTATACCATTCTACAAGGTATTCGTTGTATTGTTTATATTCCTGTCCTGGTATTATACCACTATGGGATCTATACCAGTCCTGATAAGAAAAGGGAGCGTCTACATCACTCAAAGAAGTAGTGATTAATGTAGGACGGGCGTATTGTAAAGTTTGTTGACGGTTACCTATACTCACTTAGATTATTTAAGAAAAAGATTCTTAGTTAACAAGTATCTGAAGGTTGTTTCTATAGCTCCTTCATCTCCGTACCAATCCTGAACCGATGAAAGATAAGGAGATTGAGTAGTATGAGGAGACTCCCAGTCAATTACATTTTCTATATAATCTCCAGAATATACAGGTTCGTACTTGTAAAATAGGTAATTAGTTAAAATAGGTGGTGCAAAACCATAAGCTGATAGAGAGGACAGCGGGTAAACAAGTTGAGGGCCTTCTTGGGGTACTGGTATTAAGCTTAAAGAGTTGTCGTATTTATTTCGTAGATATATCTTAGTTCCTGCTGTAACATAGTCAGTAAGAGTGTTATACTGTTCTCCAACACTCTGCAGAGGTATAGGGGTATTATCTAACGTTCCCCAAAGTTTTGATCTTGATACAGATGCAATATCTATCATATTGCGTATATCAGTTGGGTACACAGCGCTATAGTCAGAGGCAGCTACACCGGTTTCTTCAGCTAAAGATAATAACTGATCAATATTACAGGTATCAATGTCAGCGTGGTTTAAGACAAAGTTAGCAATTTTTTCGTAAGATACCTGACCGATATCTTCATTAGCACTCAAGTAGCCAGTGCCAACTGCAGCTGCGAAAAATTGATCAAAAAGTACTGTATTCGAATTTAATATTTCTGGTAAAGCTAAAGATTTATAATATTCAGAAGTATTAAAGGATTCATTTAATCGACGAATTTGATTATTATTTACAAACTCCGTAACACTAAAAGGTGTTGAAGTGCCTGATATTGCTGTAGCAGCTAACTCTTGAATATTTGCATATTTCTGATACCATTTATTACCTGTCCAATCTCCAGTAGCTTGAGCAGATTTAAAATAATAGTAATCACTTGAAACAGTATACGTAAAAGAGTTATCTAAATCTAAATGATAACCAATTGTGGCGTTTGGTTGTATTTTAAAATATCTCCAAGGAGCTGTTTCGAAATTAGGAGAAGCTGTAATTACCCAAGCAAAGTTACGCAAGTTATCCAAAATCCAGACTCGGTTATATACATCAACAGCTAGTCCTCCAATTTCATCATTCTCTTCATTCTCTTGTTGTTCAAAACCCTCCATACCTGATAAAAGTTCAGCAGAGGTTAAGGTGTATTGAGTAAACCCACCTGTTAATTCGAGAGCCCATGTAGATAGCCGAGATGTACTAGTATTATAATATCCTATTTTTCTTACACTGTGAGAGAACCAAAGGTTGTTATTTCTGTCTACAGCTATATGACCCGGACGGGCAATACCTGTTATTGTAGTAAGAAGAGTTGAATTTCTGGTATTATATAATTGTATACTACCTGATAGAGCTACATTACTGTAAGTTGAACCGTGAAAATTAGATACCCAGAGATTATTTTGAGCGTTAATTGCCATATTAATTGGCATAGTATAAGGTGGAAGTGGTATTTGTTTAATAGCTGATCCCTGACTGTTATACTGTACAAGTAAACAACACAAAGGGTTTGAATACGTAGCCCAGCAGTTATTATTTCGGTCTGTTTCAACTACTGTCGGCTTTAAGAAGAATTCATTATAAAACGAATCATATTTAAAATCGTATGGGGTTACATGAATTGGGGTTTCATCAAACTGAGAAGACTGATAATCAATACCTATTGGAAAAACGGTTTCAGGTCTATAAACCCAGTTAACACCAGAAGGAACAGTTGTAAAAAGTAAATTAAAATCTTTGTCAAATTTTAGCACTGAAACACTATTAAACAAAGAAACCCAAATATTGTAACTTTTATCTAAAGAAATGCTTGCAGGGGTATAAGCAGCATGAGTTTCAATATTTTCTGGTACCGATAACTGCCTAACTGATATTGGAATACCTTGTGGAAGTGTAGAATTAAAATTAAGAGTATTGGTTGTATAATTGTATGTGTAGTTTTGAGAGTTTTGCAATACTCCGCCAATACTTATTATAAACCCAGAGTTTGGATCATTGCGATAATTAGCAGTTGTGTTATCTAATTGTAAAGAGCTTGTTTGAGTTGTTAGAGAGTATGTCCATTCAGCTGGAGGTAATATTAAAGGAAGATAATGAACAAAAAGTGTAGTATTGGCTGGTACAGGTCCTCCTAGTTTTATTGTTTTATTAGTATTATTAATTGTGTATGTAGAGGGATGCTGTAATATTCCATCTACTGAGACAAGATAGTAGTTTGGATTTGAAGACAGAGAAGGAGCACCTGTTAAAGTAAATGTTGTTGTAGGTACTGAGGGAGTAGCCGTAAAAGTGTAAGGGGAGGTTATATATTTGTTTGGTAAAGCCGGATTAAAAATCTGCATTACATTAACTTCTACGTCTTCCGGGGGATAACTTGGAGATATATTTAAACGTAAAGTGCGATATGCATCATCAATTTGAATAATATCAGTAGGTTGAATAACACCACCTACTAAAACTATATAATTTTTTGGATTATCTGAGAGGGGTGTAGGTTTATATAAGACGTAAGTAGTAGCAGATAATAGAGGGGAGGGTGTTGTCCACTGCCAGTTTTCTAAAAATTTCTGTTTAGGGTTAAAATCATTTAAGCTAGTTAGTTCAAATGTGTTTAAAATTTCACCGGTATTTGAAATACGGTATAGTCGGTCTAATTCGGTATCACACGCTATAAGATCATAATTGCGAGGGTCAACAGCCATACCATAAATGCCCGAAAATCCTGACATTGTATAGTTAAACGTAGAATTAGTGCTTAGAGAAGGTACTGACACCTCTTTAACAATACCATCAGTAAGAATACCCCTATCCTTAAAATATTGAATAGTGTTACAATTACCAGGATCAGGTACAAGGGTTATTTTATTAAGGGTGTTTTTCTCAGGGTTAGATACCCAGACCGATGTGTTCGGAGAATAGGGACTGGGGTCAATAAACCCGTTTCTAGCTGGTACAAGACTAGAATTAGCAACAGATGAAGATACAATTGAAGTAATGTTTACTGCGGTATTACATGTTATAGTTGTAAAGACATAACCCCCTGATTTAAAGTTATCTTTATCGGTTGTTTGAAAATAGAGAGGAGATTCATCTATAGTGTAACCAGTAGCAGGCACATTTAATAGATTAAGTGTTAAAGGGGTTATATTACCTAAAGTATTTGTAGAGGGATAGGAAAATAAAACCTCACTAACTGAATCTTCTCCCTCGGGAAGTATTAGAGCTCGATTTGAGTGAGCAGTAACCATAACAGGTATCTTTACCCCCTGCCATTGCTTTGAGTATATATTGTCTATATAATTACCGGTTACTTTTAAGAGATTAGGGAATAGATTATTAACTTGCCATATAACACCTGCTCGTACAGTTTCGTTGTTTGCATAAGAAGAGTAAGGGTATATATTTGAATCTTCTGGGTTAGTAAAACCTGATGTTTGTAATGTTGCAGTAATCAGGATAGGGCAGTTTATAGTAGGGTCTCCCGAACTTGAAGAATCTATATAATAAAACTCGGCAGTCCCTGATAAGGCAACAACCCGATTGTTTTGATAAATAGGTGTAGGTACTACTGAAAGAGAGGTAATAAAATTTCTATCTTTATCTAAAAATTTCCACGTAGGGGTTAAAAAATTCCATTTTTCGGGAATAAACTGATAAGGGGTAGAGTTAGAATTTGCAGCGAAAAGATCAACTATTAAACTATTACTAATATTAGAAGTTAGCACTTCTATTTTAAACAACTCCTCGGTTTCTTTACCGGGATCTGAAAACTTTTCAGGTATTTGTAAAAACTTAATATAATCCCTATAAAGAATATCTGCTGTTATGTCTTGAGAAAAGGTACTGGTATTTCCGTCTATATCAATAGCTGTGAGAGTTATTGTATAGCTTTTAGGGTACTTGTAAATAAAGGTGGGGTTAGTTACATTATATTGAAGTTCTCCAGTGCCAAAGTCCCAGGTGTGTTGTTCAATAGTAGCTCCTGAGGTTAAGTTTGTTACGGTAAACTCAGTACCTAAAACAAAACCAGTCTGAGGGGTAACTGTAAACTTAGTGTCAAGCATTTTAATATTCTATTGTTTCGAAAACTGTTGAAATGGCTGTTACCTTAATCTTATTTGCAAGAGTTGCAAGGTTGTTAAAAAATGGATACTCAAAATACTTTAATGATATATTGTTTGTAGTTACAGTAATATCCCTTTCAGGATATAACGGATTCCAAAAGAAAAGAGATAGGCCTTCAGTTTTGATTGTTGGGTCATCAGTTCGGGTAGTGTAAAAGGTTTCAACACCATCAACATTTAATATACTTTGGGTTAAAACTCTAGTGTCAATTACTTGTCCAAGTTTGAGTTCATCTCTACTAAAATAATTTGTGAAGATATCAACAATATCGTTTGTAATAGATCTACTACCTCTTCTTGAAGAAGGTCTTTTTATAACTTCAAGCTGGCATATATCTTCGTCAATTGTAGGGTTAGCAGTAGTTAGAGATGAAGATATACCTAAGCTTATAGCTTTATAGACCGGATCCATAAAAACAGTTTCGGTTGTTGCCATTTTGACACCAAGCAAAGAAGAGCTTATTAGTTCTTTTTGAGCAGGTAGTAAGTAGTCTAAATTTTGAGATCCTGATCTAGGTACAACTAATAGATATAGGTTATTAAAGTTACAAGAATCAGCATAATAAACTTGATTTAATAAAGCTCTTTCAGTCTTAGAAGGATCTGTTAAACCAATATCATAAAAATATTTCAAATACCCAGATACATACTCCCAGTTATTGATACATTTAACACCAGCTAAAAGGTTAGTAAAGTTGGTCTTAACATATGTTTCATAATCTCTTGTAGTAACAAGACGGTACTGTGAACGGTAATTAGAGGGAGCAGTTCTACGAATATCTTCAACAGTTTCTGCTTGTTTTGGAAGAGTAGAATTAGTAGAATTATAAAATGTCAAATAGGACATTTCACTATTTGTTAATAGTCTGTACTGGTCTTGTAGAATATCTGTAACAATTTGATTGTATTGGACAGTATTAAAGTTTACTAGTCTTGTTTGTTGACGGTTTAGTATACCTGGACCTACGATTCCGTTATCGCCAGAAGAAGCTAAATAATAGACTCCTACAATATCTCCTGGTTGAAGCTTTGCTCCATTAATATTGTTACCAAATTTAATTTCGTATCGTTTATTTGAGTTTAAACGAATTTCATATTTTTTTGCAGAACTATCCTCTAAAAGCAGGTTTGGTGTTTTTTGATAAAACTCCCATTTGCCAGTTAATCTAGACTTAACATATACATCAATATTAAAATGATCTACTAAATCGATACCTGTATTAACTATAACAGTTTCGTAATCCTCTCCAGTAGCTGTATATATTGGATACTCTTGGTACTCTCCTTGATACAAAAGTTTTTGTTGTGCAAGTTCATTTAAACTTTCAGTTATTGTACTTTGAGTTTTAATAAAGGTGATATCTTCATTAAAAGAGAAAGGGGTATTGTTTGAAACAATATATGCATATCTTGGAATTGTATAAAGACCTTGAGGTAAAACTGATGCAGAACAATTAAATGAAAGTGTTGAGGTTTGAAACCCGATAGGAGAATAGTCTATAAGTTTTACAATTCGGTTAATGTTTTCATAAAGCTGGGCCTCTGAAAACATAGACTCGGAAGAGGTTTTGTTAAGATAATAAATTAGGGTATTATAGGAATAAGCTACAATATCAATAATTGATGCTAAGTTAGACCCTAAAAAGTTTTGATCTGTAAATACTTTTTGTTCATTTATACGATCAACTATAAGCTGACGTAATGACATAGCATCAAAAGCTACATAATTATCTTTTTGTATAGGGAATTCTTGAATATTGTTGGTAGCCATAAATTATACAGTTCTTGATGTTGGTAGTACTTGAAAGGTTTGTTTCTTAATATCTAAAATGGTGTTGATGTTTGTTGTAACATTAAGAGCGGGTATTTCTAATATAATATTTATAATGTATTGATTATTATCGGGGTCTAGGTTAACCTGCACCTTTTTAACACTTACTCTATTTTCCCAGGTACTGATACCACCAAAGATTCTATTACCGAGTGCATTACCGTTAGCCTCTGTAATTGGTGAGAATAAGAAAGCTTTTAAGTCTAATCCGTAATCAGGAAATAAAAATCTTTGACCTGGTGTGGTGCCAAAAAGGTTTTGCAAAGAATTTGTTATTGCTGCTTGATCAAAGGACGCTTTAATATCAGCTCCAGGTACGGGTATGTTAAAGCCAGGGGCTTGTATTTTTGTTTGAGCTAAATCAAGAGATAAATCTTTGTAGATGAATCGCTGTTCAGTATAAGTATTTGCAATCTTTTCTAAACTTTTAATCTTTATGGCCATTTACACTATTATTTAGTACAAGAGTTGCATAAATAATATCAGAATAACTATGGAAACAAAATTTGATGTATTATACGAAAATGTCTTAGA